AGTTGAAGTCGGATCATTCCCAACTTCATACATTCCAACAAGCGGAACCGCGCTGACCCGCAACGCCGATGTCGCCAGCATGACGGGGACTAACTTCTCGTCGTGGTACAACGCGAGTGAGGGGACGGTGTTTGGGCAGTTTTTGCGAACGGCATCAGCCAATAGCGTACAAGGCCGCGTGTTCAGTTTAAGTGACGGTTCAAACAACGCAGTCATTGAAATTTATCAAACAGGGGCAACCAACCCTGCTGCTCAAATTGGCAATAGCGGATCGCAAGCCCAATGGACTCCAACCGGATTTACCGTTGGCCTGCCAATAAAAGAAATCTTGGCGTACAAACTAAACGACTCAAACGCATCGTTTAACGGCAGCGCCGAAACGCCTGATACGGTTTGCACGATCCCAACGTTAAACCAAGCCCAGATCGGTAATCGGTGGGACAACATCCGAAACCTTAACGGGTATGTGCAGCGGTTGGCCTACTACCCAACCCGGCTGCCTAACGCCACCTTACAGGCACTCACAGCATGACCGACTACTTCCTCAAAGCAGCCGACGCCACAGCCCTCTACGACGTATTAGAGGCGGCAGGCGTTGTGACCGAAGGCGATCAGGGCTGGCACGTTACCGACGGCCATAAGTACGCTCTGGACGTTATCGGTGATGTCTACAAGCCGACCGGCGAGACGATCCAGACCGACGAAGGTCAATTAAGTTGGGTGCAAAACGTCGGCGGATTCCACGCTAATTTGCGTGTTATAGATGCAAGTAGTTTTGACGCTGATAAGATTGCTGCAATAGTCATTGATTCGCCGAATAACCCTGTGAGGGCATGGGCATGAGAAAAGCAGGCTTATATGCCAATATACTTGCTAAACAGGAGCGCATTAAAGCAGGCTCCGGTGAGCGTATGAAGCGTCTCGGCGAGGAAGGGCGCCCGACCGCTGCTGACTTCAAGCAAGCCGCTAAAACCGCCAAACCCCAAAACAAAGGTTACGCATGAGCGCAGCGTGGACGCGCAGCGAGGGCAAGAACCCAAAAGGCGGTCTGAACGCCAAGGGTCGTGCCAGTTACAAAGCCGAGACAGGTGGCACCCTCAAGCCGCCGGTCAAGAAAGGCGACAATCCGCGCCGCGCATCGTTTTTAGCCCGCATGGGCAACATGGCTGGCCCGATGGAAAAGAACGGGGAGCCGACACGCCTTGCGCTCGCCCTCCGCGCATGGGGAGCGAGCAGCAAAGAGGACGCCCGCGCCAAGGCCAAGGCCATTAGCGCCCGCAACAAAGGGAAAGACTGATGGAACAGATGACGCAACCAGAACTGGATAAGTACCTCAAGATCGTTGGTGCTTATGACAACGAGTTTGCCAAGTGGACGGCTCGCACCAAGAAGATCATTAAGCGTTACCGCGACGACACCCGCGGTCAAAGCCTGACGGAATCGGCCAAGTTCAACATCCTTTGGTCAAACATCCAGACGCTCAAGCCTGCGGTGTACTCCAAGCTCCCGAAGGCCGACATCAGCCGCCGTTTTGGCGACAACGATCCCGTGGGCCGCGTGGCAGGGCAACTGCTAGAACGCGCCATTGACTTTGAAATTGAGCATTACTCTGACTACCGTTCCACGATGACGTATTGCGTGGAGGATCGGTTCTTGGGTGGCCGTGGCACCGCATGGGTGCGCTATGAGCCGCATACCGCCCCGATTGGCATTGGCGACGATGGCGTGTCCATCACCTCCAACATTGAGCAGGGCGAGGGTGCGCCGCCCCCGATGGAGCGCATTGAATACGAGTGCGCCCCAGTGGATTACGTTCATTGGCGCGATTTCGGCCATTCACAAGCCCGCACATGGGAAGAAGTCACTTGCGTATGGCGCTGGGTGTACATGACCCGTGAGGCGCTCGTAGAGCGTTTTGGCGAGGAAACCGCCCGACGCATCCCGCTTGACCAAGGCCCAGAGCCGCTAAACGCCTACAACGAATCCAAGCGCAGTTATAACCGCGCCAAGATTTGTGAACTGTGGGACAAGGAAAGCGAAAAGGTTTACTGGTTCTCCAAGGGGCTGCCGCAATTTATTGATGTGCGCGACGATCCGTTGGGTCTGGAAGGGTTCTTCCCGTGCGCCAAGCCGCTGTATTCCACAACGACTAGCGACACGCTGGTTCCCGTCCCCGATTTCGTCCTCTACCAAGATCAAGCAATGGAGTTGGACATCCTGTCCGACCGCATTGACGGCTTGGTCAAGGCTTTGCGCGTCCGAGGCGTGTACGACGCAAGCCAACCGGCATTGCAGCGCCTCTTAACCGAAGGTGACAACAATGCTCTCATTCCAGTTGATAAGTGGATGGCTTTCAGCGAAAAGGGAGGACTTAAAGGCAGCATTGACCTCCTCCCGTTGGACACGCTGGCTAATGCCCTCCTCCAATGCTACCGAGCAAGAGAGGACATCAAGTCCCAAATCTACGAAATCACGGGCATCTCGGACATCATCCGGGGTTCGTCGTTCGCCTCCGAAACCGCAACCGCGCAGCAAATAAAGGGGCAGTACGCCAACCTCCGCTTGCGCTCTATGCAAGAGGATGTGGCGTTGTTCGCCTCGGAGTTGATTCGCCTCAAGGCGCAGGTCATGTGCTTGCACTACCAGCCCGAGACGATTTTGGCCTACGCCGCCGCCCAACAGATGACGCCAGCGGATCAGCAGTTGATCCCGCAAGCGTTGGAACTGCTGCGCGACAAGCCGCTGCGTAACTTCCGCGTGGACATTGCCGCCGACAGCCTTGTCCAGATTGACGAAGCGCAGATGAAGCAAGACCGCTTGCAGTTCTTGCAAGCCTTTGGCGGCTTCCTCGCCCAAGCGCTCCCGGTCGGTCAAGCATCGCCCGAGATGGTGCCGATGATGATGGAACTGATGCGCTTTGGTATGCAGGCGTTTAAGGCTGCGCGCCCGATTGAGGGCCAGATTGACCAGACGTTGCAGCAGTTGGCGCAAGCGGCGTCCCAACGCGGCCCTGATGGCGCAGAGCAGATGCAGCAAGCGGCCATGCAGCAGCGCGGGCAGATGGAAGCGTCCAAGATGCAAATGGAGTCGGCGCTTACGCAAGCCAAGATGCAACACGAATTGCAGATGGAGCAAATCCGTCAGCAAGCCAAAATGGCGATGGAGCAGCAGAAAATGGACTTTGAGGCACGCCTTAAGGCCGCTGAACTGCAACAGAAGCAAATGGCAGATCGTTACAAGGCCGATATGGACGCCCAGACCAAACTCATCATCGCGCAGATGGGCAAAACCATGCCAACTTCACCGTTTGAGCAATGAAACGCACCTACGTCTACATAGATGGCGAGTTTGTGGAGCGCACAAAAGACTCCAAGGGCCGCTATCACTATGTCCAAGGCGACATTCAGCCTTACAAGAGCATGGTTGACGGCTCCATGATTACCTCGCGCTCTATGCACCGCCGACACCTCAAGGCGCACAACTGCATAGAAGTCGGGAACGAAGACCCGACGAAGCACGCGCCGAAGCGCACCGAAGACAAATCGCGCCTAGAACGCTTGAAATACGAAGTGAACAAGCGTTTTACGAACGAACAGGCAGACCGCCTAATCCGACAGATACGGCAAGAGATGAATTTCACCAATCCCCACAGGAGAGGCTAACGTGACCGACCAGATTGATAACGCTGAAGCCCCACAGGCCGAAGTAACTGACCGCCGAGCGCTGATTGAGCAGAGTTTGGAGGCGGTGGAGCGCGGCGAACCCGCCGAATCCGTCACCCGCGACAACAGCGGGCGTTTTGCGTCTGCAAAAACCGAGGAACCTGCCGAAGAAACGCAAACAGAGGAAGAACCGCCGGTATGGCGTCGTCCTCCGGCGTCGTGGAAGAAGGATTATCACGAAATCTGGCAGAAAGCCGACCCAAAGATGCAGGAATACGCTTGGCAGCGCGAGGAGCAGATGCGCCGAGGCGTAGAGCCGCTGCTGTCCAAGGCACAATTTGCCGATACGATGCAGGAAGTGTTGCAGCCGTACATGACGACGCTGCAAGGCTTGGGATTGACGCCCGAAAAAGCGGTTTCTGCATTGATGGA